CAGAATGGACGGCATGGCTTATTAACAATGTCGTCAAAGACGATAATGACTTTGTACAAATACAGGCTGCTACGCACCACGAAGTATATAATTTGTACATGGACGTTATTAACGAAGAAAAAGCGTGGGCTGAGTATCTCTTTAAAAAGGGAGTCGTCATTGGCCTTAACAGTGAAATTCTCAAAGATTTCGTTGACTACACTGCTTTCCAAAAGCTCAAGGACATCGGTATCAAGTACACGGAAAACCATCCCAAATCTAGCCCGATACCATGGTTTAACAAGCATGTCAACATCAACAAAAAGCAAACAGCTTTACAAGAAAACGAATCCACCAACTACGTCATCGGGGTCATGTCAGACACCGTAGACTATGAAGAACTACCAGCACTATAAGGAGAAAATAAATGAAAGCAATCGTATGGAGTAAAGAGCAATGCCCGTATTGCGATATGTCAAAGCAACTATTGACTAGCAAAGGTATTGAATTTGAAGAAAAGAAAATCGGCAGTGGCTACACTAAAGAAGATTTATTGAATGCAGTCCCATCTGCACGTTCAGTACCTCAAGTGTTTATTGACGATGTACTTATCGGTGGTTTTACAGAACTACAAGCATATTTAACAGCAAAAGAAAGTATCTAATGGCATTAGAAACAGGACAAACATATACGTTCAAATTGAACTCAGGCGAAGAGATGGTTGGTAAATTCATCGAGCAAGTAGAAAACTATCTAACTATCGAGAACCCAGTCTCAATCGCACCCTCACAGAAGGGTATGCAACTGATACCTAGTCTTTTTACGGTAGACCCCGACACTCCTGTGATACTAAATACTAATAGCGTTTCCTTATACGCTTTAACTGATGATTCAGTTAAAATGAAGTATATTGAAATGACTACTGGTATTCAAGTACCAGACAAGAAAATCTTAGTAGGATAATATGGCACAGTTAAGTCGTAAGGGTGATACAAATCAAGTCGGTGGTGCGATTATGCGCGGCGCCGGGACTGTATTTGCTAATGGAATCCCTGTCGGCTTACATGTTAGTCAAATGTCTTCTCATGCCCCTTGGGGCAGACCACATCCGCCGCATGAAGCAGCGATGACAACATCAGGTTCACCTACAGTATTTTGTGAAGGTGTTCCTGTTCTTAAAGTAGGATCAGGTAACAGTTGCGGTCATAGTATCTCGCAAGGATCACCGGACATCAATGTACCATGAGTTATAACGGAAAACCCACCCCACTAACAGTTAATGTATTAGGATCGTTCTTAGTAGATGCAGGTCTACGAATCAATCCTAAGGCTGCTGGCTTCATGGGTTCAAGTACAAGTTTAAGCAACTATACCCCAGGCAGTTTATACACTAACACATGCTTGGGTACTCTTGCTACTGTAATTCGTTTAGCATATACAAAGATGCAAGCGAACCAGTTGAATAGTTCGTTATATACAAGTTTGATTAGTATCGGTAGTCAGTCTATTCCTGCGTTAGGTAATAGCAAACCATCTACATATACTAGAACATACTCAGGCGAACTCGCTAGTTATGGATTCTTACGTTTGATTCCATATCAAGCATACAAAGAGTTTTACATCAACTCAGGAAAATACTCAGATTTCTTGAGTACGTTTTCTACGTGCAATTCAATCGCACAAACACAGAATGTATCTATCACTGCCATGAATGACTCTAAGGGTTATTTGAATGGTGTGTATAGTAACATGAATGACCTAATCACTAGCGACATTACAGGTGTAAGTGTTTCTACATTGTATTGGGGTCAAGATTTAATTGCAACAGGTAAAGCAATCGATTTAAGTAAGATTGATACGTTCGGTGAACCAGTAAATCTATTAAGAACTATTAATGATAATCGTGCAACATCAACTGGTTTGAATGTTGCATTACTTGCGGCTGGTTTAACTAGCACAGAGTTAGAACAAATCTTTAACGGTAAAGAGCCAACACTTGAACAGCAACGTTTAATGTATGCTTGTTTTAATTTGGTAATGGGTGATGACTTGCAAGACATTCTTATCCCATTGAATGTACAAACACAGGGGTTGAACTCTCTTGCTGATTTACTAGACCCGAAGAAATTATTCCCTAATAGTTATCAAACATTAACATATCCTGAATACAACATTAGCCCAAGACCTACTAATAGCAAAACATACTATCTAACATACAAAGATGGTGAAGTAGATGTTAAGTCTGGTTCAATCGGGTTTAGATTAATGAATATCTTGCCAAATGACGTTGGCTACGCATGTGATGCGTTCAGCATGGCAATGATGCAAATCAAAAACGTTAAGACAATGAACATCGAGAAGTTCAGTCAAGTAGTAGCTAACTTAGAAACTGTAACAGACTTAGGAGTAAACGGTACTTCTATACCTACAGATACAGCTACAGTAAACAGTGCATTGCCATTACTAGCTAAAGGTTCAAACAGTGACGGCACATATAACATGTGCGACTTCTTTGGATCAATGACAGACTTACACTATGATTGGTCTACACTACAAAACAATCTAGTCAAACTACAAACAACCTCACTAAACCTAGCATACACTAACATGCTATCATTATTGAATGCTTCTAGTAATGATAACTATGCTACATTACAAACTTACATCAACCAAGCAAATAGTGAGATTGGTAATATATTAACAAACAACAATAGTTTAGCAGTTCAAGTAAACAATCTATATAAAACATTCGGCACATATCTACAAAAAGAACAAGACGCACGTGACCTAGCATTGTCTTCTGACTTGTCTGGGTTAACGACAAACACAACATTTACAACCTTATTCGTGAATACTATTGGGTCCCTAAGCGCCCAAACAGAATTAAAAGGACCAGCAAGAGTCCTTGAAAGCATTGCAAACAACGACACTATAGGAGGAAAAAGTTTAAATGCATCAATGCGTGAGGCAAGAAACGCAATGAAACTCAGTTTAACAGGAGCTGTTCAAGATAATGAAGTATCTCAGAACAAACTTGTTACCGCACCAGTCACAGGATCGATGACCAGCTTAGGGGTCCCGATAGTCACAGGTGCAGCAGTTGTTCCAGGCAGTTTAGCGGGAAGTCCTGAAACAACTCTTATTCCGCCAAATCTCAGTATTTTTAACACACCTTCTAATACTAAGGCGGTCTTGAAGCCAGCAGAAGCAGTAGAATCGGTAACGATTTGCAACTGTGATTGTTGGGACAAGTAAATGATTATCTAATCATTCAATCAGAAAGGAGTCAATTATGACCTACATGAACATCTTTAAGATGTTTCTGTTGTTGCCTATAATTGTTTTAGGATTGTGCTCAGTACAATCTAAACCGCAGCAGCAAGAAATCGAGCAACCTATAGTGGTTGCTAAGGAAGTGGACAAGAAGCAAATACAATGTATGGCTGACAACATCTACTTTGAAGCAGGTTCAGAACCTACCGAAGGCAAAGCAGCCGTAGCACGTGTAGTTCTTAACCGCATCAATCACGGGTTCGCCTCAACACCATGTAAAGTAGTGTATCAAACTACACATGTAAAACAAACCAATGACGAAGAAGAAACATTCTGGGTAAAAGTCTGTCAGTTCTCATGGGTATGTGAAGGTAAGGGTAACCCAAATCGTAATTCACATAGTTACCAAACTAGTTTACAAGTAGCTAAGGATGTGTTAATATATGACAAGTATAAAGAAGTAATACCCAAAACAGTATTGTTCTTTCACAACACTAGCGTGATTAATAACTACCCTCATGAAGTAGTAGCTAGAATCGGCAATCATATCTTCTACAAAAAGAAACATGGCAAGCATAGCAAAAAGTCCAGAGAGAGGTACGTTCAGCATCAACGGGTATCAGGAGAGACTCAAAGTGAATCCTGATGACCAGGGTGCCCAAGATATGATTGACTTCCAACTAGATTGGAATAGACGTAGAGAAGAACTGGAACAAACAGTTGAGTGGCAAACTGACAACATGGAATATGACCTGCGTACAAGTTCAGTCTTAATTGAGAAAGTTAAGACTAGAGAAGAATATGCTCAGAACTTGTATGCAGCCATGTGCAACAATGAATTCATTAAGAACGAA